CGTCTGGTATGACCTCAGCAAAGGCGCGGGCATGATTCCGTGGGACGCGGTTATCGGTTCCGGTACGAATCTCACGTTTCAGCCCGTTAGCGACACCACGACCACCACCGCAGCGACCGCAGCCACGTCCGGCTCGATTGCAACAACGACATTCACGGACACCACGCACGGAAGCGGACGCTTCACTGTCGGTATGGCGCTAACCGGCACGGGCGTTGCGGCGGGTACTTACATCACTGCTCTAGGCACTGGTACAGGTTCAAACAACGGCGGCACCTACACGGTCAACATCTCGCAAACGGTCACGTCACAGACGATCACCGGCACCGCAACAGCGAGCTTCATGCAGCACGGCGGCAACGTGAGCGCAGCGGTAAAGCAACTGCTGAACGCAAGCGTTGTGAGCGCGTCCGCTACTTCCGCGCCGTCGTTTTTCCAACTCGTTGACATCATCGGATTTATCCCGGTTTCGACAGTTACGCTCACCACCGCGCAAACCATTCTCGGCTCGCAGACTTACCCGCGATACGCAGACGGCAAAGGCGTTCAAGCCTTCATTGTGCCGGTCGTTGTCATGGGCGCGGGCACGCCTACGCTGAAACTCAGCTACACCAATCCAGCGAGCACCGCCGGACGCTTAACACCGGTCGCTCCATCGTTGCCAATTGCCAACACTGCCGCGCCGGTTGGACAGATTCTTTACTCTGGTACGGGCGTGGGCAAATGCGGCCCCTTCATGCCGCTGCAAGGTGGCGACAACGGCATTCTCTCGATTCAAACGATTCAACAGAGTGCCACCATGACAAGCGGTGTTTACTGCATCGTGTTGTGCAAGCCGGTTGGGTTGCCGCTACCGCTCACAACGTTGGGCGTTCCCGGCGAACGTGATTACTTTAATCAGTTGCCGTCTATGCCGATCATTCCCGATGGCGCGTGCCTGAGTTGGCTACAGCTTGCCGGTTCAGCGACGCCGGTTAACACGCCGTACAACTTCACGATTCAAAGCGTCTGGAAGGTCTAGATGCTGCTCGGCAATTACTCGGTGCTGCACAAAAGCCCCGCGAAGTATTTGACCGGCACCGTAGGATTTAACGACCGCGCGAACTGGAACAAACCGGGCATGATGCGTAGTCGTGGCGCGGGCGTTGCAATGTTCGCATTCGACGCAGTGCCTGCTGGATTCATGGCGGGCAGGGCGTTCTTTGCGCCGCGCACCGCAGGCCGCGTCGTGACGCGTAACGCGTTCGCCGTTGATGGTGCTGCGGTGGGCGCAATGGGGTTGCCCGGTGCGGCTGTGGCCTCGTTTGCGATTGAAGGCGCAGCAATTGGCGGCTTGATCGCGGGCGGCGTGGCAAACGCAAGTTTCACGATAACCGGCACGGCAAGCATCGCCGGACTGGCAGCGGGTAGCGCGGCTGGCACGATCGCCGTGAATGCGTCTGCAATCGGTGGCGCGACAGCATGGGGTATTGCTTCCGGCACCATGACGGTTGCCGGATATTGCCAGCCCTACGCACTCGGATACATGACCGCAACGACGGTAGACAGTTCGGCTTTAACGCCGGTTTCTGTCGCGTCGGCAGTGTGGGCGGCGAACGCAGCGACAAACAACGCCGTAGGTTCAATGGGCGAAAAGCTAAACGACGCAGGAAGCGCCGCGAACCCATGGACAGAGGTTATCGAATCTGGCTACACCGCCGCCGACATTTTGCGATTGCTCGCAAGTCACGCAGCGGGCATGGCGACGGGCTTGGAAGGCGCAACGCCGCGCTTCAAATCTCTCGACGGGACAAAGATTCGCATTGACGGAACTTACGCAGCTGGCGAGCGCGGAATCACAAGCTTAGACGCATCGTAATGCAAGGCAATTGGTTAGGCCGGTGGGCTGGCGAATGGTTCGGACGAGTTGCCGACGCAGTTGCAATCGTCATCGGTTCAAAGACCGGACGCGAGCAACCGAACGCAGACAGGCCCGGCCAAACGTCTAGCGACCGACAGCCACAAATTTACACAGCGCGAACCGCAGAGCAATCCGCAGATCGCGCCGATACAGAGCAAGCAGACAGAGCATCGCAGGCGAGCGCGGCGCGCGTATTAGCGACCGCCTCACCCCGCAACAACAAACAAACTTCACGCAGGTAAACAATGGGCTGGAAAGTCATCACGCCACCGACAGAGCCGGTGACGCTGGCAGACGCGCGCCTGCATTTACGCGTTACTGATACCGCAGAAGATGCGCTGATTAGCGCGCTCATCACTGCGGCGCGTGAGTATTGCGAGCACTACCTGCAACGCGCGGTAGGTGCGCAAACGCTGGAACTCGCGCTAGACGAATTTCCCGAAGGCCCGATTGAATTGCCAATGGGGCCGGTCGCATCGATAACCTCGATTAAGTACATCGACGCGAATCAGGCAGAACAAACGCTGTCCGGTTCCGCGTACACACTAGACGACTATTCCGAAAAGTCGTGGGCGATTCCTGCTTACGATACGGAATGGCCTGAAACGCTAGAAGCCGCAAACGTGGTGAAGGTGCGTTATGTCGCAGGCTCAACGCCTAGTGCGGTCATCGCCGCGATGAAACTCATCATCGGGCACCTCTACGAAAACCGCGAGCAATCGATTGTCGGCGTGTCGATTACCGAGCTTCCGCTAGGCGTGAAGGCGTTGCTCGACACTAAACGGATTTGGTCATTGTGAGAGCGGGACGGCTGCGCAACCTCGTCACGATAGAGCGCAAGACAAGCGCGCGTGATGACGACGGCGGCGAGCGTGTTACATGGGCAACGCTCGTGAGCGTGTGGGCAGCAATAGAACCGCTAAACGGCAAAGAGTTTTTAGGTAGCGAGCAAACGCAATCCGAGGTAACCGGGAAAATCGTCATGCGCTACCCGGTAGACGTTAAGCCGCAAGACCGCATTACCTACGGCGGTAAGACTTACGCCGTGCATGCTTTGCTGCAAACGCGCCTTGACCGCCGTGAAGTGGTGGCGCTGGTTTCTGAGGGCGTACACGATGGCCGCTAGTTTCAAGATTGAGGGCGGCGCTGATTTGTCGCGTCGTTTACTTGAACTCAACGACAAATTGCAGAAGAAGATTTTGCGCTCGGCTGTTGTTGCCGGTGCGCAGGTTGTCAAAAAGCGCGCAAAGCAGATCGCTGCAGACAAAAGACTCCGTGATACTGGCGCGCTGATTCGCAACATCGCGGGCAAGGTTGAAAAACAACGCTCGCCCGAATACGTGCAAATCAACATCGGCGTTCGTCACGGCAAGCCGGACCCAAAAGCAAAACGTCAAGACGATCCGTTTTACTGGTGGCAGCATGAATTTGGCAATAGCAAGATGGCCGCGCGTCCTTTCTTGACGCCCGCATTTGAGGAAACAAAAGAGGATGTGCTTGACGCAATGGTGGATCGCGTGAAGAAGGGGCTAGAGAATGCTTGAAACATCGCTCTACACGCTTCTATCGCCGCTTGTGAGCGGTAAGGCATACCCGCTTGTTGCGAAGCAAGGCGACACCGCGCCGTTCATTGTGTTTAGCGCGGTTTCAGCCGTGCAGGATGTTTCCATTTGTGGTTCAACGCGCGACGCTGACCGGCTTTTTCAGGTCGATTGCTACCACACGAACCACAAAGACATGTGCACCTTGCGCGAGGCAACTATCGCCGCGCTGCAAGGCTCATCAATTATCGAAGCCGTCGAAAGCTTCGCCACGGACTACGAACCCGACACAAAGCTCTTCAGGGCATTGATTCAGGTTCGATGTTGGGAAAACGCCGCGAGCGTTTAGTTACTTAGTCACAAAAACCAGACCCGCTACGGCGGGTTTTTTTATTCCTGAAAGGAAACAATCATGGCATCAGCCACACGCTTCGCGGGTTCCGAACTCTGGATTCCCGTCACCAAACCAGCAACCAAAACGATCACCGCTGTAACGAAGGCTAACCCCGCCGTTGTGTCGGTAGCATCTCACGGCTTCGCCGCTGGTGACATCGTCTATATCGGCGCAGTAACGGGTATGCCTGAATTCGTTGCGGGTTGGTATTGGGTAGGCGCACCGGCGGCGGGAACCTTCACAATCAACCTCGACACGACAGGCTATGTAGCAGCAGGCACGGGCGGTAGCGTTCAGCCGTACACATGGCAGAAGATGTGTGAAGCCAAAAACTTCAACAGCACGAACCCTGCACGGCCTGAAATCGACAGCACCGGTATGTGTGACAGTGTGTCTACCTTTGAAGCTGGCGTAGGCGGTTTGGGTTCAATCTCGATTAGTGGCAACCAACTGCCACAAGGCGTAGTGCAAAAAGCACTTCGCGGCTACGAAGCAACGGGCGAAACGTTCCCGGTAAAGGTCAACTTTCCAACGCCCGCAACCAACGGCGCTTACTACGTGCCAGTGTTCGTTCAGAACTTCAACTGGCAGGGCGCGGTTAATGGCATTTGGACGCTTGACGGCTCGCTGAAAAAAGCGGCTGCAGAAGTGTTTTTTATTCCGGCTTAATCGCCGATTCTCACGCCGCCTTCGGGCGGCTTTTTACCTTCTAAGGAAATCGAATGAGCGACATTCGCAAAGCAATTCACGCCCGTATCAGCGAAGGGCCACGCAAAGAAATCATCGAAGGACTCGACACGCCTGTGTACTTCCGGCGCATGCGCATGGATGACTACATCGCGATTCGGGAACTCAACGAACTTGACGAAGCGGGCAAGGCTAAAGCGCTACCACGCATTCTTGCAACGCTGCTGTGTGATGAAAGCGGTAAAGCCGTTTACGACGCAGCCAACGAAGACGACATGAACGAACTCGGCGCGCTCGATTTATCGATGCTCGTCAAACTCAACGAGGCTCTTAACAAAAGCCCAAACTAGCACCGGCACTCCGCGAGTGCATGCGTCTAGCGTTGTCGCTCCGCATGCCGCTTGCAGAACTCGCGGAAATGCCGGGGCACGAGTTTGAACTTTGGGCCGAATACATGCGCACCGAACCAATCGGACAGCGCAGAGACGACATGAATTTCGCGCTACTCCGCATGCAAATCGCGGGCATAGCAGGCGCGAAAAACCAACATATCGATGACTACTTGATTCCGTGGGGAGAACAACCCGAAGCGGAAGAAATACCCGTTGCCGATGACCCCGCTTTCTACCGAGAGCAATTCCAAAAAATGGTGAATGGTGAATAACGAATGGCTGCACTAGGTCGCTTAGTCGCTGAACTCGCGCTTGATTCTGCGCAGTTCACCGAAGGCTTAAAACGCGCTGAAAAAGGCTTTGCCGATTTTGAGCGCTCACTAGGCAAAGCGGCGACCGGTGCGCTCACGTCTTTTGCGGGGCAACTACTCGCCATAGAGACGGCTTCGCGCGTTGCTGACGCTGCTATCAAGTCATTCACCGAAACCGTTAAAGGGCTGGCCGCTCTAGACGACGCCGCAGAGAAAACCGGCGCTACCGTTGAATCGCTCGCAAAGCTACAGGCGCAAGCGAAGATCAGCGGGCAAGCGTTTGAAGGCATCGAATCCGCGCTGATAAAACTCAACAAAGGGCTGTCAGGCTCTGAGGATGAGACGAAAGGTGCGGGCAAGGCGCTTGAGTTTTTGGGCATCAAAGCCAAAGACGCACAGGGAAACTTGCGCGACTCTGGCGAGATCACGTTAGAGGTCGCTAAGAAGCTGTCAGAGTTCAGCGACAAGGGGCCGGGTAAAGCCGCGCTTGCTATGGATTTGTTCGGCAAGTCCGGCGCGCAGTTGTTGCCGTTGTTTAAGGACATGGCGAGCAACGCGCAAGAGCTTGAGAGCATCTTTGTCGGCAACACGGAAGCCGCTGACGAATACGAAAAAGCGATGGCGCGGCTTGCCCTGCAAAGCGAGCAATTGCGCCGTGTTGTTGTGTCGGAAATCCTACCGGCAATCAACGACTTTCTAACCGCGATCCTGAACCTTAAAAAAGATGGTGACGGGCTACAGAAAACAATCGCTGACTTAGCCGCTGACGGCTCGCTAGCGAAGTGGGCGCGCGAGGCGACTATTGCAATAGGCCAAACGATTGATTCAATCGTTGTCGGCATCAACCAATTCCGAGCGCTGCATTTAGAGGTTGCTGCACTCGCACAGGGCGCGAAGGGCGCGCTCGATTTATTGGCTGCTGGTGCCGCGCGCGCGGCTGGCGATTACGGTTCATCCCTTAAATTGTTTGCGGAGGCTGACGACCGCTTTGCGAAGGCGCGCGAGCTATCCGCAAAAGCAAGCGAATTGGCCGCTACCAAATACAGCGTTTACACGACTGCGATCAGCCAACAGGCGGGCGTGTTTGATGATGCGCGCGACCGTGCGTTGAAAGGTGCGGCGGCGACGGAAGAAATATCAAAGAAAACCGCCGAATACACGACAACAGCAACCGGCGCAAAAGACGCCGCTGACAAGTTCGCCAAGTCACTAGCCGACTTGCTCGATAAGCTGGAATCTAAAGGCAGCGGGCAAGACGCATCGTTCTACAAAGACACGCGTTTACTCGACGAAGCGCTCGCAAAAGGCAAGATCACACTAGATCGCTACTTCACCGCGCTCGATACGATTTTCAAGCATAGCCCCGGCTACATCGCAGAGACTAAACGGTTAGAGGAGGCAACCCGCGAATTAGCGAAAGCAGCCGAAGCCGAATATCAGGCCGCACTTAAGAATTACGATGTCGCGCGCATGACAGAAGATGTCTACGGCGACTTGTGGGCTTCGATGCAGAAACAGCTAGAAGCCACGAATCAAGAGCTTGCGCTTGCAGGGTTGACCGGCGCGGCGCGCGAGAAAAAGCTTGTCGATATGAAGCTTGAGATTGCGCTGACGCAAAAGCTGACCGACGCAGAGATTCAGGCGCTAGACGCTCAAGCGCAAAAGCTCAAGGCTGCGATTGACAACAAAGCAGCCGCAGAAGATTCGCTCAAGTTCTTGGAAGAGCAAGCCAAAGCCACAGAGCAAATATCGAAAGGCTTTGAAGATTTCTTTGTTGACCTGTTCAACAACGGGCGTGATGCATTCTCGAATCTCGGCAACACGATAAAGCAGTTTTTCACGAAACTTGCTGCGCAGTTCGCAACAAAGTTTGTTCTGAACATCGTAGTGGGTGGCGCGTCTGGCGGTATCGGCGGCATTGCTAGCGCGCTCGGTTTGGGTGGCGGCGATTCATCCGGCGGCCTAGACATTGGCGGCATTGCCGGCATTGGCGGCTTATTGGGTGTCGGTTCGTCCCTATTGGGCGGCACCGGCCTTGCGGCTGCTGGCGGCGTGTTTAGCTCCGTCCTAGCGGGCACGGGTTCAATCTTGCAAGGGCTTACCGCTGGCCTCTCTGCACTCACGGGCGGCGCTACGGCGTTCCTTGGTGTGCTCGGCCCTATCGGCTTGGCTGTGGGTGCGATCGCCGCGCTGTGGAAGGCGTTTGCCGCTGACGAAAAGGGCTTTAAGTTCGATAACTCGCTACTAACTGGCGACAACCGAAAAGGCATCATTTCTTCATCGCTCGGCGACTTCGACTTTGCGGGCGATTTCGAGAACAAACTCGTTGAACCGTTCATTTCTGCGATCAACCGCATTGACGACGTTTTCGCTAAAGACCTGTTCAACGCGCAAACGCTTGCGGACGTCAAAGACCAAATTCAGAACCTTGTAAACCCCAATTGGTACGGCGGCAATTCCGAGGAAGAGATTAAGGCCAATATCGAGGCCGCGTCTAAGCAGTTCCTACAGGCGCGCTACGGCGTTGCGTTCGACGCGTTAGAAGCGGGAGCGGGTAACCTCATTCGCAGCTTTGCCGGTACAGCCGACGAATTGATTCAGTACATCGTCAAGTTGCAAGGTGCTGCGGTCGCAATCGAAAAGCTGAACAAGATTGTCCCCGGCCTGAATCTCTCGCTCGCGGGGTTCGCTGCGCTGTCTGATTCAGCGCGTGAAGCGGTTGCGGTGCTCGCTGTATCAATTGAAGCGTTCAGCACCGACACCAGCAAAGCGGTTGAAGATTACATAGAGGCGAGCACACGCGGCGTTGTGGCGTCCTACGAATTGCAGGCGGCAAAGCTCGCGGAAATGCGCGACCAATTAGCCGACGGCACTATCGGCATTGAGACGTTTGCAAGCGGCATTACCGCGCTTGCCACGGCCTACGCATCAGCGACCGCGAAGATTGCAGAGACTAAAAGCGCGCTCGCTGAATTGTTCGGCAACACGCAAGAAGGTTTCTTCCTGCAAACGTTGGGTGTCGAACAGAAATACAAATACTTTCAAGACCAAGCCGACGCGCTTTTTGCTGCGTTGGGTGCTGCGACCGACCCAGAAACGATTGACCGCCTCGCGCGCCAAATCGACGCACTACAAAACAGCGCATTCGGCCTATTGTCTGATGCGGACAAAACGGCGCTATCGGGTCAATTCATCAGCGGAAGCAAAGCGGTTGAAGAACTTGTGCTGCAACGCTTGCAAGCCGCTGGCGATGCGCTGGACAAGCAAAACAACAACCTGAAAACCGTCATCTCTGATGCGCTCGCAGACTTCGCGGCACAGATTAAAGAGACGGCTGATTTAGATCGTGAGACAGCGCTGATTGACCGTGACACCGCGTTGACTCCACGTCAGTTGGAAATCACCGTCAAGAACGACGGGAACGTGGAAGTGCGGGGCAACGTATGAGAAGCCTCTCAAGCCCAACACTAACCGCAACCGTTCAGACCATCACGGAACCGCGCTGGTTTTTGGAGTTAGGTTTCTCGACAACGATTCGCCTTTCGACTAACGGCGCGATGATGTGGAATTCGCAGTCGTGGGCAGACGGCGCGTTCACTGTTTCCGGTTTGACATGGGGCAACTCAATAGACCAATCGGTAAGCATCAATTTTGATGACGCTGACAACGTAATCGCCGCGTTCGTCCTGAATGAAGAAATCGCAGACCGCACTTGCAAGCTCTGGATTTTTGACGCTAAGGCTACGGCTACCGGCGATCCGGTGCTCGTATTCGATGGCGTGTGCGATTCAGCCAACGGCGGCAACGGCGCATTGAAGCTAACGGCGAAACGCCTGAATAGCAAGACCGTTGAAATCCCGCGCGGCACTTACTCCACGTCGTTACCCGCTGAACTGTTCGCGCCTGCTGGCACGGTCATTCAATGGGGTAACGGCACGATTGTTCTTAACCCGCGTTCGGAGTTGACGTAATGGCCACCTACCCTATGCCCAAATGTGGCTTAACCGTAGGCTCGGACGTTGAAACGCTTGACGCGCTGAAACTGTCGCGCACCGAAGCTGGAACGCTTCGCGGCGTGTCGTTATGGCCTACGCCAAAAAAGCGCTACACACTGATTCATGCCGCTTGCTCTGTCGCAGAAGCCGACGCATTAGATGCGAGCTACGCAACCAACCGCGCGAGCGCTACCGTTGATTTTACTTGGAAGGAATCAGGCACAACGGTTACGGCTCGGTGGGTATCCGTTAAACGTCGCGCAATCGGTAAGTTCCGCGTGTCGGTTCAGTCGGTTCTGGAAACGGTATGACAGAGCGCAGCGGTGGGCCGGGTCTACGTTTGCCACCAGCAACCCCAACCGTTCCGATCATCCCGAACTACGTGCTCACCGGCACGGGTTCAATTTCTCGCGCGCCACAGAACACGCTTGAAAACGTCAGTCGTGACGCCTACGAAACACGCTTAAACGTCGCCGCGATTGACGAGCCGATACGTATTGTCTTTGGACGCGTGGCTTTGGGTGCGTCACTTGCTCGCGCATTAAAGTTGGGCAACAACGCGCTAATCATTCTCTTGTGGTGCCGTGGCGAAATCGACGCTATCGAATCCATCACAATGGGTGGCGTTGCGTTGCCTTCGGGCGCAACGGTTACGCACTACACCGGCACCGCTTCGCAAACGGTAAACGCGTCAATGGTGACAGCGTTCGCGAGCATCGGCGTTACTTGGACAAACCCGCTCGCCGGACTAGCCTACAGCGTTGTAAATCTCCCGCCGACAGATTCGTCGGGAAACCTTGTCAGCATTGGCGACTTCATTGCGACCGTTCGCGGCCTGAAGTGTTACGACCCGCGAGACGGCGCGCAGTCCTACGCATCGCCCGCTACGTGGCTGTACACCACTAACCCAACGCTGCACACGGCGCGCTTGCTGTACGACGATACGCTCGGCTTAGGGATGACGCCTACATCTGAATTCTGGGCAGACGTTACAACCAACGCGAACAACAACGACGTTGCGCTATCGGGCGGCGAGAAAACCCGCGAACTGAATCTGGCAATCGAAACGCAGCAACCCGCCGAAAGCTGGATTAAGGCAATGGGCGAATACGCCGGTTGTTTCGTAGTCCCCGAAGGCTCGATTTATCGACTGATTCCCGATGCAATCGGTTCAAGCGTTGCAACCATCGTTACTGACGACATTGTGGACGGCTCGTTTTCATGGGGCAAAAAGACCCAGCGCAACCGGCCTAACCTCGTCTTTATCCGCTACACCGATGGCGTCGGCGGCGTCCCGTCAATTGCTCCGCGTGGCTCCGATATTCCCGCTTTGCCGTCTGGCGAAAAGCGACGTGGCACCGTTGTTCCAATGCCGGGATTCATTAAGTATTCACAAGCGTTGCGCTACTCGATAGAGCGCCGCAACCACTTGTACCTTGAGGATTTAGAGCTAGAGCAAACGATTTTTGACCGTGGGCTTGCGCTGCAAATGGGCGACATCATCACCGTCACCTATGGCGCACTGTTTGCATCAAAGCTGATGCGCATCATGTCGATTGCGTTTGTGAGTGTTGGTCGCTGGCGTTTAAAGTTGGACGAATACGACCCCGCAAGCTACAGCACATTAGTTCAGACCGCTCCGACCTACGTAGACAGCGGGTTAGCGCTACCCACAGCACCGCCAAGCATTACGAACCTAGTCCTGACCGAAGAAGCCGTGAGCGTGGCCGCTGGCGCGTTGCCGTTGTCAAAGGTGCGCGCGTCGTGGACTGGCGTGACGTACCCGTTTTTTCAGTCGTACAAAGTTGTAATCACCAACAGCGCAGGCGTGGTGGTAGACGAGGGCACGACCACCAACACGACCTATCTATCGACTGCGCTGAACGCGTTTTCGACCTACACCGTGTCCGTGCGGGTGCTGTCGTCTGTTGCGCAAGGCGCTGCGGTCACGGGCACGATCACGCTGGTTTCTCTGGGGATTGATTCACTTGCTACGGTGTGGTCTGGGGCGATTAGCGGCAGCCCGTCGGGTTGGTATTTCTACCTGACGGAGCAATACAAAATCTGGCCGGGTGACACCGCGATGCGGATACGTACCAGCGCGAGCAGTGAGCCGCTAGAGGCGACGGTTTACACCGGGCCAACTCAAGCCACACCGGGAATGCCGACGCAGCTTCTTGATATAGGTTTTGTGTCAAGTTCATCGTACCCGGTTGCGCGGACACCAATTTTTGATATGGGCACAAGTCGCGCAGCCGTATTCGCTCTGTACGGCATTGCGCGGTGGGTCAATACGTACAGCACGACGATGTACATGGTCGCGGAGGTTTCAGACAGCGCGACCATGACTTATCCGACAAACGTTGGTTTTGGCGATAGGTTTTTAAGCGCTGGCCGGTATGTGCGCTTTGAGTTCAAGCCTTTAAGAAACAGCATAGGCAATGAAGCCGGTTTTTTCGCCGTCGAATTCGACCCCGGCGGCATCGCTGCGCTTATGCCCACGGTCACCGACACATTCAGCGCCAATTCAAGCGCCTCCGCTGGCGTGACGCTCACGCTGTCGCGCAAATACATCGTCGTCACTTCCATACAAATCACGCCGCTGTCGCTCACGTCCGCAGCCGCGAGCTACAGCAATCTAACCCTCTCAGAAACCCTCGACAACACAATGGTCTTGCACTGCTACGACAGCACCGGCACGCGCATCGCCGTGCCTTGTTCCATCGCAATCACAGGAGTACCCGCCGAATGAGTGGCTACACACAAAAGGCTTATCCGAACGCTGGAAGCTATGGCGTATCGACCAACGCCGACAAAGTGCGCGAGCACACGCAAAACTTGCTTGAAATGGTCGGGCAGGGCGCAGGCGCGCCGGGCTTCGACATTCCCGTTTCCGGCGGCATGACCTACAGCGGCGGCAACTTGACCGGCGTATTGATGCAGGAATCCACCGCAAGCGCCGCAGCCGACGTGCCGTCACGTTCTGGCGCGCAGCGCTACTACCTACGCCAAACGCTCACCTACACCAGCGGCAACCTCACGAAAGTGCGCTACGAAATCAGCTACGACAGCGGGTCGACGTGGAGCAATTGGACAGACGCCGCAGGCAACAGCTACCAAAACCTAACCTACAACGCAAACGGCCTCGAATCGGTCATCTGGGGAGCCTCGTAATGGATGCAGCAACAACGGGCGCGCTACTCTCGAAAGTAAACGCCGTCACCAACCGTGGAGCACGGATAACCACAACCGGAACAGCAAATTACACGGCAACGATAACCGGTTGGCATCTTGTGCGTGCGCAAGCGGGTGGCGGTGGCGGAAAAACGACCGTGGGGCAGCAAGGCGGGCAGGCGGGAATGTATGTAGAGATGCGCCACTTTTTAACCGCTGGCGTGGCGTATTCATACACAGTGGGCAGCGGCGGTGTTGGCGGGTCAACGCCTACGGCGGGCGGTAATACGAGCTTCACTGGGCCGCACATAACGCAGGTCGCCGTTGGCGGCGCTGGCGGTGGTTTCGGCTCTGCTGCGCGTTATGACGCCTCACCCGGAGCAGGGGCAGCGGCGCTTGACCAATCAGGCGTTATTGGCGGCGCAATGGGAGGCAATAACTCGGGGCCGGTGCAAGGCGGCTACTGCGGCGCGTTCCTAGGGGGGGCATCCACGGTCAGCGGCGGCGGTGGTGGCGCAAGTAAGTTCGCAGCAGGCGGCACAGTGAACACGGCGGGCACGCTTGGCTCTGGTGGTGGCGGCGGCGCAAGCGCAGGCGCAGGTGGCCCGGGCCTTATCGAAATCGAATATATCGGAACCAACTAAGCAATGCAAAAACAAGACTACATAGACGTTTTTAAGGTGCTGTCGATTAACGCTGCATCAATCACGCTTGCGGGTGTGGAACAGTTTTTAGGCATCGTCGCGTTGTGCGTCTCCATCGGCTACACCTGCTGGAAATGGTACATGGGCTGGAAGCGTCACAAGCCCTTAGATACGGTCACGGGTGACAAATGAAACTAATCGAAAACTGGCGATCCGTAGTCGGGAAAAGCTGGGCATTTTGGCTGTCGATTCTCTCGGCGGCGCTGTCTGCGCTAGAGGTGTGGCTACCTATGGCGAACATCCTATTCCCGCCCAAAACGTTCGCAATTGCGTCTGGCGTTGTTGCCGTACTCGCTGCGGTTGCGCGCGTGGTTTATCAGGCGTCATTACATGAGGAGAAAAAAGCATGAACAAAAACACGATAGCTGCGGCGGTGGCGGCAAGTGTCGCAGCGCTAGCAGGTCTCTCGATTGATGACAAGCCGGAAGATGCAGGGCTGTCTGAATATCAAGGCCGCTGCGCTCACGCGTTGGCGCACTTCATCACGCAAATTCCAGCGATTGAAAACGGGCGATACGCCGTGACGTTTGGCGAGACATTCCGTAGTCAATCGGTGGCGATGGCCTATGCAAAACAAGGCATCGGAATCGCTAACTCGCTTCATACAAAACGGCTCGCGGTAGACCTCAATTTATTTGACCGTGGGCGCTTTGTTGAATCCAGCGAAGGGCACAAACCACTAGCTGATTTGTGGCTGCAAATCGGGTCGCATTTCGGCATCAAACCCGCCGCCGGGTACTACTTCAACGACGGCAATCATTATTCATGCCAATGGCAAGGAGTTAAGTAAATGAGCTTTATTTTCGGTGTAGTAGTAGGCGCGACCGCGTGGCATTTCTTCGGCGCGATGGCGATTGAGTCGGTCAAGACCTTGCTCAAAAAGAAAGACGCGCCATGACCGCGCTATTGGCGATTCTGACTAACCGTTACGTGCTGTATGTCGTTGGCTCGCTCGCGTTGATGACAGGCGGCTATTTCGCGTGGCAACACTACGTGGCAGAGCCGTATCGACAGCAGGGGCGCGTAGAGGTTCAAACCAAATTTGACGCCTACAAAACCAAAGTCACAGCCGCAGCGGAAGCCGCACAAAAAGCCGTTGACGTTTTGGCCGCGCAACACCTCGCCACGTCAAACGCAGCGAGTCGCAAATTCGACCGTCAGACCGTCGTTATCAACCAAACTACACAAGAGGCCAAACGTGTTATCGAAAGCGCTCCTATACCTGATTGCGTTCTGCCTGACGGGGTGCGCGACGCAATCAATACCGCCCGCCGTGGTGCTGCCGCCTCCGTTGGTGGTTCCTACGAGCCTCAAAGCGCCGTGCGCGAAACCGGAAGAGACGAACGGCAAGCTCGCGAACCTCGCGCAGCTGTCCGTTGACGACGCACGAAACCTAGCTGATTGCGCCGCGAAACATGGCGCACTTGTAACCATCATTAACGATTATCAAGGTGGTAAACCATGAACAGATTTTGTTTAATACTGATCGCGGCGGCGCTCCTTATTTCAGGCTGTGCAACTACTGACTCACGTCGAATCGACGCATGGAAAGCCGTGGCGCTGGAAGAACAGAAGTCAGAAGCGGCGAAGTGGAAAAGCCTCGAGGCGCTCGGTCAAGGTGCAGACCCGCACACGAAGGACAAGCTCGCAATGGCATGGATGGCCGCATCAATGTCTGGCGGGCAGAAGCAAGCCACGCCAATGCCTGCTGAACCTGAATCGGCATTCGATAAGACGCTGCGAGCGTTGACCATCCTCGCGCCTATTGCCGGTCAAGTCGGCTTAGGGGTTGTTCAGTCTCAAGGCGCGGTCAAGATTGCCAAGTACACGACCGACGCAAATACACGCATCGCCGAAAGCCGAGACAAAGCCGAAACTGACCGCTTAATCGCAGCCGGAAAAGCTAACGTAGACATTGCCGGAAAGATTCAAGCACCACCCGGAACGAACATTCACATTGGCGGTGACGGCGTTGTAGGCGACGGCACAATCAACAAGCTGAACCTTTGCCAAAACACCACCGGCACGGGCGGCAATGGCGGCAACAGCGCGCCGGGCGGTGCAGGTGGCGAGAATGGTTCGGGCGGCAACAATACGGCAGGCGCGGGCGCTCCTAGTGGTGCTGCGCCTTGTACGATTGCTAAGTAGGCTCGCGCTGATTTATCGCGCCGCTTTGTTGCGGTTCAGCGTAGGCGCTCATCATCAAGTTGTTTTCTTGATGCTGCCACGCCTCGCACTCGCAGACGTAACGACCCGCAGCGTGTGACGCCATACGGTCAAAGCCATGCGGCGCGCGCGGGTCATCGCTGCAAAAAATCATTGAAACAACTTCAGCCATGCGTCATTCTCCTACAGGTGCGCGCTCGGTGCTCATCAGTACAAATTCTCACTGTAGAGCTTCTTGTCATCACCGCCGCACCGATAGATGCGCTGACCGGCTGCGATGGCTACCGTTAGCGCTTCCTCTCGTGACATGAAAATGCCGTCTTGGTCGATGAAGCCTTGCTCAAACTTCGCGCTGAGTTTGACGTTGGCGAGTCGCATTTGCATGGTCATCGCGCTATCGAAGTGACGTGCGCCTAGAAACACCCATCCGGTCGTTGTTTCTTTGTTGGCTGCGCAAACCACGCGGCGCGGCTGTGTTGGCTCGGTCATTTTGACTGCACCTTTTTCTGCTCAGGATCGGGCATCCACTTGCGGTAGAACTCGTTCCAATACTTGCCCGGCGGTACGCGGAACGGCTTTCGCTCTGGTTGTGTGCTCATTTCAAATCATCCAAAGTGAAGGTTTCCGGCGCGCGCTTTCTTGGCGGGTTCAGGCCGATTGATGCGACGGCGAGCGTTAAAGCCAATACCGAATTAGCGCGAGAGCTTCCGCGCGGTCGCAGCCGTTCAAGCCGTGCCGCTTCCTCAGCTTCGCGCGCGTTGCGTTCAATGGCGAGCTTTTGGCGCTTTTCAAAGCTACCGCGTTTGTTGGCTTCGCCCATCACGCACCGCCTTTCATTGCGTCGTCGATTGCTCTATCTTCGTCTTTTTGATTCAAGGCCGCGCCGTAGCTGGAATAAAAACTCACAGACCATTGAACATCGGCTTTTGTCAAGCTGGAAAAGTTCTCGATGTGCCAGTTCTGCGCTTTCAAAAACCGATACCGTGCTGCGTCGGCCTCTTGCGCTGCGAGCTTGTCGGCTCGGATGTATTTCACATCGTTGTCGTTTATTTGTTCGGCTTCCCATGTGACATCGTGGCAGTCCTTAAATGTGTCGCCCGGTTCAACGCCCTCAATCACGAGGTAAATTTCTTCCGGCGTGTCTTTGATGATGCTCAATTAGTCTCTCCTAGTGCGGCTATGGTGGCAGCCGCGCGCCTCTTTACCCAATCCTCAAATTCTGTTCGTGGGCACGATAGCTCAGCCCATTTGCGCGGATCAGAGTCAACGAAGAATTGAAACTGTTCCTTGCACGTTTCGACTTGCGCCCGCAACCGCGCGTTTTCCGCTTGCAGTGCTGCGGCTTGTTCGTCTGTTAGTACGGTGAAGTTGGTCATTGTTGCGACTTCTTTATCGCGTCGTATGTACGCACCAGGAAGTGCCAGTCGGCAAGCGACAGCCGTTCCGTTGGAATTCGTCCGCTCGTTGATTTCACAAGATCAGCAAACGGCCGGATTGCGACCATAAGTTCAGCAATCCGCGTTGCCTGTTTAGCGATGGTCGCTTGTGCCTCTTGCGCTGCGGACTGATAGCGCTTTGACGTGCTGGCGTCGTGCGCTGCTAGCTGCTCTGGCGTGAGCACGGTGAAGTCGGTCATACAGGCTCCAGCATCGACAGAACTTGCTGCTCGTGGTGGCGTTGGCAGGCCGCGCGCGCGGCTTCAATGCGGACGTTCTTTGCCAAAACGAGAAAAACATAAGAGTTTGGTTTATGAAAATCCACGTCGCAAAACACCCGCTTACCTTGCGATGGTGAAATTTTGTACTCGCCAAACGCTGATTTGGCGCGCTCTAGATTGCGGTTGAAAACAGTCCACACCAACGGCTTAACGCGCAGCCCTACGGCTTCAAGGTTGATGCTCATGATTCGCTCCGTGGTGGTTGTGGCGTGTCGTCGTAAAGCCCGTTAGCCTGACCCCAATCAACTAGGTCTTGCAGGGCTTGCTCTTGCTCAGGCGTAGTAAACACTTCGATTCGCTCGCGCTTTTCTTGCGCTGCCTTGCGGTATTTGGCTTTCATGGCTAAAAAGGAATACTCGAATCGTCATCAAGCGGTGATTGATTTCTCGCGCGTGTCTGTGTAGCCGCTGGCGCGCTTGTCTTGCCAGCTTTGGCTCGGAAGCCGAACGAGAAGAACTTACCGTTCTTGCCTTCTTTTAACCATGCGTTCATGTAGTACAGCTTCCCGTCAACCATGCACTCGCCTTGATAATCGGCGTGGTTTGGTTGCTCTTTGCGGTCGTTGCGAAAGAGGGTGCCGCTGTTGTCGCGTTGTTCGTAAGCCATGATTAAGCCTCAGCCTTTTCTGTCTTGTCTGCGTTAAAGAATTTGGTGAACGCCGTTCGCACGTTCGACGGGAAACGCGAGCGAAACGCTACTTGCGTGTCACTATCGAAGCTGTCGCGCGTTTTTGCGTACAGGTCGTATGCGCCGCGTTGGTCGGTCTCGAATAGCGTCAAAATCGGCGCGGCCTCGCGGTTGAGCATGTCTTGCGTGTCTGCGTCTTGCTTTGCAAACTCTTGACCCGCAACACTGGTGCTTTCGACGTGCTCGCGGAATTCGCCGTCAATGGCCTTACCTTCCATCTCCTCAGCGGTAGGAAGCGCGCCAAGCTCTGGAAACGCAGCGCGTAGTGCTTGCGCCTGCGCACACTTCGCAAGCTGTCCACGAGGCCGTTTAGCCCACATAGCGTTCGGTGCGGTGGATTTATCTGCGCCGCCTTTGACGGCGTAGTTTTCAAGCCAGTATTCAATGGCGGTGAACTCTCCGATATGACCGCTCGCAAGCTGGCGGCGCACGGTAATCTTGCACCACTCAGGAAAGCTGAATTTCTGCTTGTCCAGCGTTTGCTCAATCGTTGGCCCGAATTCCGGCTCACTCATTCCGGCAAACTGTCCGGTACGATTTGCGCTGGTGCGATACAGGCCAATGCCCGGCATGATGACATCCTGCATGCACTTCAATTTGCCGTTCCACATCGGCACGATATGAACGGGTTTCTGCATCGGGTCAAGACCGGCGGCGCGGCAATAGCTCAAAACGAGCTTGATGCTGTTCGCGCTTGCTGTCGGGTACAGGCTAGAACCTAAAACCTCGACTAAACTATCTTCGTTGTGTGTTGCTAGTGCTGTGCTCATTTACAAAATCCTCGTGCTTCGTCGTGTGTCATCGCCACGCGCAGAATCGGAGTCCGGCACTCTGGCGACCATGAAATAGATTGATTCGCTGTTACTGCTGGCGTCATGCTTAAAGCGAGCAGTAGGGCGAAGGTTGTTAGGCGGTCGGTCATTTCTTCGCCTATTCCTTTGCGCGCGGCAGCGTCTTTTTTGCCGCAATCGCGCGTTGGTTCTCGACTTCGATGTGCAGAAACTTTGCTGCGGCTTTTGCAACTTCTTCAATCGACGCGGCGCACGTCAAAAATATCTGTTCGATGTGGTGGTCGTTCAGGTTGAGCGAGACTTCTCCGCGCTCCCCCTCAAAAACGGCCTTACCGCTGAACTTGTCCGGCTCTTTGCTCCACTGCGAATTGCGAGCAATGCGTAATTCTTTGAGAACCATCATCGCAGCACCACAGCCAGAACACGTTCAGCCGCAAACAACACCAACACCGCAACGGCGAACCACGTCACGGCGTTCAGTTGCCGATCCTTTGCTGCGTCGGTTTCGTGAATGCTCGGAGGAATGCCTTTGAACAAGCGGCGGCGCTTTACGTTTGGAAGCTGCGTAATCATTTCGCCCGCTCCATAGCCCGTTCCAGAATCAGCTTGCGGGCGTCTCGCGCTGCTATTGCGTCGTCGTTCGTGGCGAAAACATCGCCATACGCATAAGACGCAATTGCCATATCTGAAAGCGCGCTGCAACAGATAACCTTGTCCCACCGCAATACAAACGCGCATAAATCAGGCCCGGCTTCATCGCGTCCAAAAATCGGCGCAGGCATCCTAACCCCGTCGATTTCAATCGTCTTGCGCGGCGGTGACGTGGGCTTTTCGCCGATTGCGAAGTAGTTATCTGTGTTTGGGCTATACGTCAGAGAAGAAAGGTTTGACTCATACCACGCTTTTATGCGGGTGTGCCAAATCCACACATTAAGCCCTTTCTCAAGAGCTTCGATAGCCATTGCTGTATTGATGTACTTCATTCGCCATACTCCTTCAACATTTCAAGAATCGCCTCAAGCTCGCGGCCCGCTGCTAAAAGTGCTTCGTCGGTGGTCATGCTTCGCCCCGTGCTTTTTTGAGTGCCTTATTCGCAATGCAAAGAGCTTTGTGCATAGCGCTTGACCTGTCGTCGATATACAGCGCTGCGATTTGCTCTAGCGCCTCGTAAAGTTCCGGCGCACTGGCTATTAGTGCGGCGTTGGCTCGACGTTGTTCTTCTGTTGCTCCATTGACGCCAACGTCAGAAACTACCGATGAATCTTCTGCGCAAATATCTAAAAACACATCATCGCGTTCTATGGTTTGCTCGGCAAACCACGGGCCTTTTGTGAACTTCGTATTCATTTGAATGCCTCCAAAATCTGCTGCGTCGTTTCTTCAAGAATCCGCTCGCGCTCGGTTGCTAACTGCGTAAAGTCGCCGCTAATAAGCATCGCCATTACATGGTCATCGTTCACTAGGTTTTCACCAAAAAAACCGCAGCATGAACGCGTGCCGCCGTTGCTTTCCGCGTACTCGCGCGCATCTTCTTCGCGTGTGATGCGGGTTGCTTTTATTGCGTAGCCGTCAGCAATCTGCTTGGCTTGTTCGTCGGTCATGCGTGGTGGTTTGAGGTACGCACGCAAAGCTGCTTTCGCTTCTTCTTCGATGGTCATTGCTGGCATTTCGCTCTCCCTATTGAATTCGCTTGCTGGTGCGCCTTATCGGAGTGCGCACCAGTAACCAAACTCTGTTGCTACAGTGTGTTTTGGAGAGTGGGCCGGGCTTGATACCGACTCGGTGAAGGTGGTTCACGCAACGCCATGGCCATGTATCGGTTACCTCGCAGCTCCGGGCGATTCGTTGCACGCTACCCACACAGCGCGTGTCCATCCACGCCGCCACTCCACAAAACACACTGTTTCACTACCCTGCTACTCAAAAGCCAGACCGTGATAGCCTGCCAAATAAATGGCCGACTGCATTAAGCACATCGTTTCGATTCGGTCAGGTTTGTTGTCCCAATGCCGCAGCGCTTCTGCCAACGTGAACCAGCGGCAACCCGCGCCGATGTAGGCGACACCTTTTACGTTTGCGATGCACTTGCGATAACCGTCTGCAAAGCCAAGATCTAGCGCCCAAGATGCGTTAGCGCCGATGCTTGCCCCTTCGCCGATGCTTGCCCATGCGCCGATGCTTGCCCCTTCGCCGATGCTTGCCCCTTCGCCGATTCTTGCCCATGCGCCTTCCGTAATCCAACTCAACCCGGCAGGAGCAATAGACCAACCGTAAGAGTTTTTAGGCCAAAGTGCCGCAATATTTCCTGCTTCGATCATTTCGACCACTCCTAATTGATTGATTCGCTACTACCTACCGCCGCTTACTTCGCCGAACCCGAGGGCATAAGGCTTTTCGACACAGAGCGGATCGCTACTCCCTCACTCCCTTGTTACTGCGCCTTCGCTCTAAGGGACTCTGCTTGCGGTGCCTCGGTGTTTTGAGGCAGTAAGTAAATGCTAGGGGATAACATTCCGCGTGTCAACACATTTCGTGCAAATAACTCATTTATTTTGCTGTCGATATGGAAAACGCACAGGATTTGACGTGCGAACAACAATCGTATACATTACGCGAATTGCTGCGGACACAGCGAATAGTGAAGCCCTCAAGCTCATGCACATTGTGTCCGCAGTGTGCAGCAGCGCGAGGGCTTTTTTATTGCCCGTTCGCTGCGAACTGATGACTAGATTATGGTCTTAGCTCCTTTGGGGTCATCGGTGTTACAGACGCCTACAAAGCACACAAGGGCGTCGCGGTGGGAGTGGATAGCAGCGACACATTAGAAATGCAAAGAACGATACCAGCGGCTTAAATGCGTCGTGGGGTAAGCCTGAAAAGAATCAGGAATCGGAAACGTAGCAAATGTGCCGTGATAGCTCGCCTAGAGCCGTGTGTGGGGATCGATTAAATGGGTCTAAAGTCTAGGCAGGTGCGATGGAACATTATCGATAAGCGCACCCATTCAGAAAGCAACCGGAAACCTCAAATTACGCTGAATGATTCCCTCAACCTACAGCTCATTGTGGGTTGGGGGAGTATTGAACCTAACCGCCCCGTTTCCTAAATCCGCTGTCATTGCTTAACTAGCACGGTAGAACAAATGGATAGCCAATATCTTTGCAGGAAGTCAAAACCTAAAGTAGCGCATTTATGGAATGGGCGCGATACTGAGTGCAGGCAGCATTCGACGGGTGGGCTAAACCCGCGTAAATATGTCGTTTGGCGAAAGCTCCCTGAATTGCCAATATGCACAATGTGCGAAGCGGTGTGGCGTCGAAGCCAAGAAAAAAAGACCGCATAGCACGAAATGTGTTGACATACGGCGTGTGGCGTGTTCCACTACGGATATGAAAAAGAAATCCCCTAAAGACTGTCTAGCGCAAGCCATTAAGGATGCGGGCGGTGCTGCGGCAATCGCAAAGCAATTTAAGTTCCCGTACACCAGCACGGTCTATAACTGGCAGTCGCGCGAAATCCCCGTCAAATGGGCGGTGAAGCTGTGCAAGATTAAAGGCGTGACCGTTACCCCTAACCAACTCAGGCCGGACGTATTTTGATTACCCCTCTCGACTGGATGATCGTCCTAATGTGCGTGGCCGCAGTAATGCTGGTCATCACGTTTATCGACCCCGATACATAGCCGCCTCCCCTCGGCTCGCGCGTCACGGGCGCGCGTTCGCATTCCTCGGAGTGCATTTTTTAAGGCATCGCATGTTTCCCTCCGGCTGGCGAGCTCTTCAAAAAGTAGTTTGCGCCTGAAATCGTTAAACCAGAACAGGGAGCGCTTGTATGAGCACTAGAAACCAATGCCTGGCGATAGTCGCCGCGTTCAAGAACCGCTGGTTTGACACCGGCATCGCGTTCGACCATTTGCGCGTGCAAAGCATCCATCGCCGATTGTCAGACCTAGAAAGCATGGGCTACACGGTAGAGCGCAGGAAGCATCCGACGATTAAGCGCGCCAAGACGTACCGCATCACGGGGAAGGCAGCGTAATGGAACACGCCCGCCACCTAATCAACGAAATGCTTCACCGCAAGCGCGAGCGCGCAAACGTTCAGCCAGTCAAGCGACCTGAGCGCTGCAACACGTTTCTAGCGACTCAGACCGTACTCAAGATGATTCCGCAAGAAGGCGAAATATCCCGCCAAGACATCATCAAGCGAACATCGTTCACGGAATTGGAGATTAAAGCCGCTGTGAACGCGTTAATGCGATCAGGCCTCATCCATTTCCGGCGCAATGGCGTCAACAGCTTTTATCGACTGGCACCAGTTTGATGGGCAAAACATCACGCACCAAAGGCCGCGCCGGTCAAACACAAGCCCGTCAATTGCTCGAATCACGCGATTGGACGTGCGGCGATCTGTCGGGCGGTATTGAGTCGGAAGATTTGCTGGCGATTGATGGCGACGGCAATACGTGGGCTGTAGAGGTCAAGAACACGGCTTCTATAAACGTCCGCGCTCACAAGAAGCAAGCCATGACGCAGGCCACAAAGCGCCGCGCTAAGTGGATGCTGATGTGTCGGATTGATGGATATGCAGGCGCGTGGTTGGTCTTGCGTCAAGGTTGTAACCCGGTTGTGTGGAGCGTGAGTAGTGATATGATTGAGCCTCAACACAACTCAACACGTTAAACATGTACGCAAAAGTTTTCTCTCAGATATTCGACGGGACGCTCTGCACTGTTGGCCCGTGGGAATCGCTGGTTACGTTTCAGCAGTTGTTGATTTTGGCTGACCAAGAGGGCCACGTTGATATGACAGCAACGGCAATAAGTCGCCGAACGACTATTCCTATCGAGATCATCGAAAAAGGCATTGCGGCATTGTTGCTGCCAGACCCTGAGTCGCGCACTCCAACTGAGGAAGGACGGCGCATAGTGCCATTGTCTGAGGGCAGGGCATGGGGATGGCGCATAGTCAACTACAAGCACTATCGACAGCTAAAACGCGAGGAAGATCGCCGCAGTTACCACCGCGAGTACTGGCACACACGCAAAGATAAAACTCAACACACTCAACAAACTCAACCGAATCAACCTATAGCAGAAGCAAAGGCAGAAGCAATAAATAAAACGGGGGTTAGGTTTGATGAATTCTGGGACAGTTGGCCTAAAAACGAGCGCAAGCAGGATAAGAAGAAATGCCGCGATCGCTGGCAAACTGCAAGGTGCGATGCTCTTGCGGAAAAAATCCTAGCGGACATCAGCTTGCGCAAGCAGGGCACAAAATGGGCAGACCCTAAGTACATCGAAGCGCCGCTGGTGTACTTGAACAACGAACGCTGGAATGACGGGTTTTCCCTTATTGCAGCAACAAAGGCGCACAACAGCTATTCCGACAGGGTAGCGTTATGAGAGCGCTAACCCTCGAAGAAATGAACGTAGCTGTTGGGAAACTTTACTCCAACGGATTGAAGCGCGGACTCTCGACGCCGTGGCCTTTTTTGACGAAGCTGTACACCGTCGCACCGTCGCAGCATACCCTTGTCACGGGCTACCCCGGCTCTGGTAAATCCGAGTTTTTGGATGCGCTCATTATCGAACTGTTGCGAGCGAATCCGACAGCGCGGGCAGCGTTCTACTCGCCTGAAAACAAGCCTTACGAGCTGCACATTTCCAAGCTCTTGGAAAAGCACAACGGGCACCCGTTCAGCGAAGGGCCGAACCCACGCATGACCGCAACGGAAGCCGCCGACAGCTTCAAATGGCTGACAAGCCGCGTTCGGTTTATCGACGATGGCGACGGCGCACAGTCAATTTTTGACGTGCTGTCGGACAAATTCCCCGTGGAAGATTTGTACTGGTGGGAACCCGGTCACGAGACGCGTAACGCGCCAAAAGAGCGGCCATTCTTTCTCATCATTGACCCTTGGAACTTCCTACACAAAGACACCAGCAACGGACAAACGGAAGCCGATTATTTGAGCGAAGCGCTAGGCCGCTTAGACAAGTTTGTTCACGCTACGGGCGCTCACGTTTTCATTGTTGCGCACCCGAAGCTGGTAGCAAAGAGCAAGGACGGCATTCAGCCCGTTCCTACTTTTTTCGATGTTGCGGGCGGCGCTCATTGGGGCAACAAGCTCGACAACATCATCACGGTGCATAGGCCTGACAAAACAGACCATCGCGCGCCGGTAGAGGTTCACGTTCAAAAGATTCGCTTCAAACACATTGGAGAGGTAGGGCTATGCAAACTCAAGTACGACAAGATAAACGGTCGCTACAGCACGTATCTGGAGGCGGTGCCAACAGAGAGCTACAGCGCGAACTCGAAAGACTGGTAACGACGATGTGCCAGCGAAATTCTCCTGAAAACTGGCGCGACGAAGCGATGGATTCAATCGGCGAAGTTAACGAGTCAATTGAGCGCGGTGAATTCACGGTTGACGACTGGATAAAGGCGCTGAGTTGACATGCACCCACAAACCAACCGACCTGAAGTGTGTTTCCTGCTGCGCCCAGCTACTCGCAAACGTGCCAAACGGGCAAGCGAAGCGAGCGCATCAGGAAGGGATTCTGGAAGTAATCAGACGACAAAGCGGCGCACCACCACGCGCGGAAGTGCTCAATGAACTGCGCAGGCTGCGATTACTCGGCACTAGCCGAAAAACCGATTGAAAAGGGCGTGATGATGCTTGAACTTACGTGCTACCGGCGGCAATCGTCCGGCTACCTGAAGCCAGCTAAGGCGGTGTGCGGCGAATTCATGCGGCATCACGGCGATAAGGATGGCGAGTAATGGGGCTTGCTGAACTGTTTTTCGTCGTGTTGATTCTTGCCCTCATCGTATGGCGCGCGCTGTCATGGCGACGCGATGCGCGGGACTACAAGGCCATTTGCAAAGACCACCAGCGCACGATATTGCTGCAAGAGCGGGAATTGCTCGACTTGCGTCCGTACAAGCGGAACCACGACCACCGCGCAGATAAAAGGGCGATGCTGTGAAAAAGCCACAACCGAAACGCTTAGACGTTTTCACCGATCAAAAACGCGCGGAAGCTGAAAAGCGCCGCATTGCCGAAAGCGTGGCGTTTATGGCGAGCCTGAAACCGTCGAAGTGGGTGAAGTCATGATTCGCCGCAACGTCGAAAACGAGATTCACCTTCGGGCAGTCTACGCAAGCATGGCGAGCATGCCGCGTCCGTTCAGTGTGGCCGTCGGTCAACCGATCAAGACTCGCGACCAAGAAGCCAAGTTCCACGCGATGCTAGGAGAGATCGCAGAGCAGGCGCAACACATCGGCAGCAAGTGGGACGTTGATAGCTGGAAACGGCTAATCGTCGATTTGTGGAGTCGCAACGATTCAGAAAGCCCTAGCGCTCGCGTTATTCCAGCCCTAGACAGCGCCGGAATCGTGCAGCTAGGCATTCAGACGCGGGCACTGACGAAAGAGCGCTACGGCTCGTTAATTTCGTTTACGCAGGCGTGGTGCGCGGATAACGGCGTGGAGTTGAGCGAATGAGCGAAACGAAGCAATGCAGTAATTGTGGAGAGACGAAGCTACTGGATTTGTTTCGATCTCGCAGAAACAAATGCAGGGCTTGCGAATCAAAAAATTCACGCGCTTGGGCAAAACGCAACCCTAAAAAAGTTCGCCAAATAAAAAACAGTGCTCGCGGTAAGTATTTAGAAAAAGCGCGGGAGCGGACATTGTTAAGTACAGCCGTTTTGTCTGATAGGTATGTCAAGCAAACGATTCATCTTGCTTCTGGTTTGCCTTACGAAAAAATTACTGACGAATTGGTTAACGTGAAGCGCAAGCACCTTCAAATTTTGCGCGAAATTAAAGGAAAACAAAATGACAAGCGAAGCAAAAACACTTGACGACCTGAATACTGACTTGTCGCAACTTTATGACGGCTTGAAAAGCGGTCAGATTGAATTGCCAGTAGCGCAAGAGCTTGCCAATATCGGCGGGAAGCTATTCAAGGTTCAGGCGCTTATGTGGGCTAAGGAAGTATTTGCGGCTGACCCGCGAACGGGCGGGCGTTTGGTTCGCGAAGAACAGCCCGCGCTTCCAGAAAAACCCGCTAAATAAGCCAACGTGCGTAGCAAAAACCACAAAGCCATAACCGCATTTGAAAGCGCTCACCTAGCGCGGGTGAAAGAACTCCCGTGCTCGGTATGCGAGCAACCCGGCCCGAGTGACGCGCACCACACGGAGCAACAAAACCACTTCACCACGATAGCGCTCTGCAAGGACTGCCACCAAGGCAGCTTAAACGGCTACCACGGACAACGCAGGATGTGGAACGTACACCACATGAACGAAAACGACGCGCTGAACAAGACGATAGGGGCGCTGTTGCGTGGAATGGCTAAGGAGGCCGCGTGAAAAAGTCGGTAACTAGGTTGGTGCATTTTGACTTTTGCCGATCTATGGTTAAGCAATTTGTTGCAACTATGAGTGCGCCTTCTTTTCCAGTTGAGAGCAAGCAAATTCTTAGC